TGTACCTACGGTTTCTTCAGATGCCGTTGGAGTACATTCAGTTTGAGCTGTCGGAGAAGAATCTCCTTGACGCCGCTAGGGTGACCCCGACTATGCTCAAGCATAAGTACGACGAGTTCCTCTCTCGTGTACCTGAGGGTCTGCGCGACTGCGTTGATGAGAACCGGCCGCCTAAGACTAAGGAAGAGAAGGCCCTGTTCGATAAGCTCTTGGACGTGTGCGAGATCCGTATTGCCTACGAGCACCCCGAGTGGGACGACGCCTTCTCCTTCATGAGTAACTCTAGCGTTAAGGTTATCGTAGACGCCGCGCTTACTACTACAGGCAGCTACCAGCAGATCTCCGAGTTCCTGTACGAAGCCCTTGAGGTTAACTTCACGCCCGAGGGCTTGCTGTTCTATCAGCAGCTTTTCCACGACATGGAGATGATGACGGACAGTGACCTGAAGGTGTACTTCAAGGGCATTAGCCCCTTGCACCGTCAGGAGATCCAGGCGGCCCATGGGTCGGACTTGGCGGTATACAAGCTGCAGTCGGGCCTGCACACGGACATCCAAGCAGAAGAAGTTCTGGAGATCGCCATTAGTCAGGTATGCCAGAAGGTCATCGAGCTTACGGCGGACGTCGGCATGTCGGACTCGGAAGAAACCTACAAGGCCATCCGCACATTTAACATCCTCATGGATCGACACTCTAAGGTTATTGAAGTGGCTGGCTCGCAGACCGGTAGCAACGTACCAGACTTCTTCAAGACCCTGTCGCTGACTAACAACGAGATCACGCACGGTAAGATGCTGGACGTGGACCCTAACGCAGACTTTGACGAGTCACAAGTAAAGAAGAATGAGAACGTCTGACTTCCTAAAGGTGGGGCAGCCTTCGGCCGCCTACCAGAATCTCAGGGATGCTCAACTGCTTCGGGACGAGGTTCGGGACGACGACCCGGGCGTAGCCCTTGAGCAGTGGCTGACCTTCAACGAGCAGATGGAGCAGGTAGCCCAGCGGGCCAGCGAGGACGCAGGTCCTATGTCGGCCCAGCAGGAGGACATGCTGGCTTCAGGTAAGGCAGGTACCGTTAACCTCACGGACATGGTCTCTAACATGCTTACCGTGGACACTAAGCCCTTCAGCTTCGCGGGCAGGGAATACCTGCGAGGTATCTACGACTACTTCCCTAAGTACAGCCAGGGGTGCAAGAACATCATTCTGATTGCCTCGCGTCAGGTTGAGAAGTCCACTACTCAGTCGGCTAAGTCAATTGCACTGGGGCTGGCTAACCGAGCCTACAAGACTCTTTACATCGCCCCTACGTTCGACCAGGTTCAGATCTTTTCACAGCAGCGCTTCAAGCCCATGTGTGAGGACTCCGGCCAGCTCGTCGGATCCTTCGTTAACCCCGCTAGGGGCGTGTGGCAGGTCAAGGCCAAGCAGTTCCAGAATGGGGCGTTCTTCAACTTCCGCAGCTGTTTCCTTAACGCTGACAACGCACGTGGTATCTCCGCTAACCACCTACTCATTGACGAGATCCAGGATATTGCCCCGGACGCTATCCCTGTCCTTGAGCAGTGCCAGGCGCACTCCGAAGACGAGCTGAAGTACCGTACCTACGCAGGTACGCCCAAGAGCAGTGCTAACATCATCTCACTTCGCTGGGAGGACTCCTGCAAGTTTCAGTGGCTGACTAAGTGTGCCTCCTGCAACTTCTGGAACATGTCGGATGAGAGTATTATCCAGGACGACAAGTATGCCTGCTCTAAGTGCGGCACGGAGATTGTACCGCACCGAGATGGTATGTGGGTACCGGAGAAGCCCAGTATGCTCGATAAGCGTTGGGGCTTTCGCTTGAGCCAACTAATGGTACCCTTCAAGAAGCACAAGCACATCATCGAGGACCGCGATAACCCGAACGTGTCCCGGGCTAAGTATCTCAATGAGACCTTAGGGCTCCCGTACGACGAGGGTGAGAATGGTATCACCGACACGGTCCTTGAGAAGGCGTGCAAGGACTATGGGATGGTACAGCCGCCCGACATCTTTAAGCAGTACGCTTCACGGGGCCTTAAGGTGTACGCGGGTGTGGACTACGGCACGGGTGAGGGATCTAACCCCTCGTTCACCGTACTGACTATCGGAGCCATGCAGCGTAACGGCATCTTTAAGGTTCTGTATATGCGCAAGTTTAAGGGCAAAGAAACTGAGTCTATCATTGAGCTTAATCTGATCGACAAGCTGTGCCGTCAGGCAGGGGTTAGTTGGCTGGGGGCTGACTGGGGGCACGGTGCTCACCAGAACGCTCGGCTAGAGCGGGAGAAGGGTTGGGATAGAATCCGTGGAAAAAACGTCATGATGGAGTTCAAGTACACCCGCCAGAAAAAGGAGATGGTCTGGACCGGTAAGTACTACCACGCAGACCGTAACCAGACAATGGGCCGCTGCATTGATGGTATCCGCGACTGTGATCGCCCCGACAAGGGCATCGTGTTCTTCCGTTATGACCAGTTTAACGACTTTAAGAACGATTTGACCACCATTTACATGGAGTACAACACCAAGACAGGTACGGTCTCCTACCAGCACCAGCTTCCTGACGACGGCTTTCACTCCATCAACTACGCCTACATGGCTGCCCGGCAGGGCTCCGGTATGGGTATGAGCGTAGATATGATGTCCCAGTAGGGCTAGTAGGGTAATATACTAATAGTGGATGGCCATCCCTTGGGCGAAGAGCCCACCTACCGGTATATCATATGAACTCGTTTGAGACACAGATTCTGGCGAACCGTCTGGCTCAGGGCTACGTAATGGATAGCTCTGATCTGAACGAACAGATCGCCAAGCACGCTGAGGATAATGACCTTAGCCGCGTACAGATTCAAGGCCTTGTATCCGCCGTGAACCACGCAACAAACGACATCCTGCGCAAGACCGCATCGGATAAGACGTACACATTCGATCTCGGGAGCCTCGACTCCGTACTCGAAATCCTTGACGGCCGCCAAAGCGAGGGTGCTCCCCTGGCAAAGGTGGCCTCTGCCGTTCGTGACCTCAACCCGGATACCGGGGTCGGTGCTAACCTGACAGCCTGGGCCGCTGACGGCTCCCCCGAAGAGCAGGACCGTCGCCTCCGCACGGCCTGCGATACCCTCCATAAGATCGCCGCTACCTGCGGGGCTCACAAAAAGAAGGTTTCTGCTAAGAAAGTCGGCGAGCTTAAGAAGCTTTCCGAGGACATCTCCTCCCTGACCCAGACTGTCAAGGAGTACATGATCAACGGCCGTTACCCCTACGAGGATATCAAGAAGTGCGCACACGCAGTCGACATGGACAACGACAAGGTTGTTGACGTAGTGTTTGAGAAGGTCGCCTCCGAGCTTGAGAAGCTGGGCCACCCCTTTACAGGCGTAATGGCTAGCGACAAAGAGCTTAAGTCCGAGACGTTCAAGCGTTCGGGCGGCAACGTCCCGGAGCCCGAAGTTACGGTAGTGAACGGGGCCTCCCCGATCGCCAAGGAAGTCAAGGCCATCGGTTCCCGCATCAACAGCACATATGAGCTTGACCGCACGTTCAACGAGCTGGACAGCCTGGCCTCAGCCGCCCTGGTTGCTGAGAGCTCGCTGAAGAGCAACCAGGCAGTATCTGATTACCTCTGCCACACTCTGGATAGCGTCTATAGCGCCTGCCGAACCATGTGCGACCAGGAGCAAACTAGCGCCGAGCACGTCAAGGAGGCCCGGGGTGAAATCAAGGCTGCCCTGAAGACTTTCGGGCCGAGGGCCGCGGTGACTGGGGTAACTACCGCCGCCCTAACTACTGGCGGCGTCGCAGCCGCTAAGGCCCGCGATCATGTGAATAGGGGCATTAAACAATCCGTCTCCAACAACCCGACCAGCACTGTCTGATATGTCCAACCTCTACGAAACATTCAAAGATTGCCTTGTAGGTGACCTTAGCGCGGCCGAGCACCAAGACTTGGCTAAGTTCGCCGCAGCCCTGACCACCGCACGCGGTACGGGGCAGCAGGACGTTCTGGTCAAAGAGGCCATGAGCGGCATGTGCGATCCGGAGGACTTCGTCAAAGTGGCTCACCTGGTAGCCATCGTTACGAGTCACGAGAAGACCGCCGCGATGAGCACCAGCGAGAAGATTATGGCAGGTACTGCTGTTGCAGGTGCGCTTGCGGGCCTTGCCCCTCTGGCCATCCAGGCGGTAAACGCCATCCGCGGCCGTAAGTCACACGAGGCTGCCATGCAGCACGCTATGCAACAACACCCGATGCTGGGTGAAGAGGCCAACGCCATGCAGACCCGCCAGAACTTCCAGGTTCTGCGTTCGTTTGCTCCGGACGTAGCCGCCAGCAAGCCTGTAGCCGCTAACGCCCTGGTGCGTATGCACCGCATGGGTCCGGCCGCTGCCGACATCAACATGGTCAAGGAGCTGGCCACGACCCAGAAGGAGATCTCTGACCGTAACAAGTACCGCCCGGACGTACGCCAAAACCTGAAGGACGTTGCCAGTAGTGTCGATCAGCTCGGAGCGGCCTACAATACAATCCAGACGAACCGAACCGATAGGGCTAATGCTGAGACGAAGCAGATGATTCAGCAGACCAATGATCTGTCCGGCCAGCGGCAGGCCGCCCAGGCTGCTAAGCGTGAACAAGAGCACGCACAGGCTGTGCTGAAGAACTATGATATCCTCGGTGGGGTCACGAACCCCATGCCTCCCGGTCCGCGACTGCGCAGGGCTGAGGACCTGGCTAAGCCAGTCCGGCGTCTACGCGACCTCAGGACCTCCGCCGGTCAGGAAGGCTGATGGGTTTTGAGAAGATCATTGACCTCGGTGGCTGCACCGATGGTTGGGGGCCGGAGTACGTATCCGTACACTCCCAGACCCTTACCAAGGTTGCTTCCGCGTGCTACACACCGGACAGCCTGGTCGAGACCATGGAGAAGCTCAAGCCCCGTCCTGAGGGCCGCTACATTCTCCTTAACGCCCTGGGTGCCCACGAGTACTGGGGTGTTAACCGCAACGGAGATGCTTTCCCTGAGTGGAGCCTGAAGGGCGATCCGCCCCCCAAGGAAGTCCAGGACATCATCAAGCACAAGATCAAGCCGAAGCTTCCTATGTTCCAGGTCCCTATGGGCCGATACGGACACAAGACCTTCGTAGACTTTGCTCACGTATACGTAGGGCACGCTAATAATGACCCGACCAAGTCCATCGGCGACGTTATTGCCTCGGCATATAACGACAAGATGCACCGAGTCGAGCTCATCGTATTTGTCTACGAGGCAAGAAATCCCGAACTAATTCAGAAAATTGACTCGGGTGAGCCCGTGCCCTTTTCTATGGGAGCTAAGCTTGTAACGGATACCTGCTCGATCTGCCTGAATTGCGCCCGCACACGAGCCGAGTACTGTGAGCACCTGACGAGCCTTATGGGCCGTAGCATGCCGGACGGCCGTCGGGTCTTCGCCTACAACTTCTTTCCCCGATTCTTTGACATCTCTTACGTCACCACACCGGCTGACCGGAGTGCTTGGGGACTGAAGAAAGTGGCCTCCACGGGCCTTACACAGGCGGTTCTTCCTTCTAGAACCAACTTTGATAAGGTCGCGGATATGGTCAAAGAAGAGCCCGCTATGGGTAAGTCGCTGGGATCCGCTCCGGTAGATCCTAAGGTGCTGAGCTTTATCATGAGCAAGGCCCGGGACAAGTATCAGAGCTGCGCCCCCAACCCGGCACTAGTCAAGGCCGTGAAGGGATACAAGCTAAAGAAAGTACTTGCATCCATGACATCTATGGGTATGCTTCTTAAGCCCACAGAGGTGACTAAACTATCTAGTAGCTGCCCTGGGGATTTCCCGGACAGTTTCACACTTGACGATGTTGACCGTAAGGTCGTTCAGGCTCTCGAGCCCTTCATCGAAAAGCGTTCTTTCCATGATCCGTTCTTCACTAAAGAGGCTTCGGCCCCGGCGGTGACGCGGACTAACCCTGGTAGCGGCTCTGAGGCATTCACTCAGTACTGCAGTTACCTAACATCAATTGATTTTAGCAAACTAGCGGAGTGGGTGGATACGTCTCCAGTCGCTCAGGTCAGCCTGAACTTCGACAACTGTCTGTTCAAGGTTGCGGGTGTGAACCCGGCGAACCAATCGGATCGTCCCTGGCTTCCTTTCGTAGCTGCCGCATCGCGTTTCAACCCACTACTTACTCACTGAGGTATAACCCAATGACTGACTACAACAACGACCTTGAGGCGCTGTTCAGCTCCCTCGCTCAGGAGACCGAGAAGGTCGCTGCAGCCGTCGACATGACCGAGACCCCCGAGGCCGCCCTGGCCGTCGAGGACCATGAGAAGATCGCCGAGGACCTTCGGGCCGGTGGCGAGATCCTCGCTAACTCCTTCGTCGACTCCGTTCTGGAGAAGATCGCCGCTGCCGTTCCCGCCGCTGGCGCTGGTTCGGAAGTTCCGATCGCTTCGCCCCGCAGCCGCTGGGAAGCAGTTGCTGCTCGCCTTGCCGGTACGCATGGTCGTGCCCTCAAGCCGGGTGACGACACCAGCGTCCGTGCCGAGCAGGACAACGCCCTCTCCGGTGCCAAGGGCACGGTCAACAAGCAGCGCAACCTCGGCTGATCCGTTCTACCCCAACCCCCCTGATTTAATCATGAACAAGCGACTTACAGACATTAAAGTCGAGCTTGAGGCTGCTGAGCTTCAGGCCAAGATTGCTACGGTCACCGAGGCTTACGCCGAAAGCGACCTGGCACTTGATATCCTGAGCGACGCCATGGGCGAGCTTGAGAAAGAGGCTGCCGACGGCGGCTTCGGCGACGAGGGCCTCTCGGCCAGCCAGCTTCTCTCGATGGGCGTTGAGCTCACCGAGCAGACCCTGGAGAAGATCGCCGAGGAGCTTTCGGAAGAGTCCGAGGAAGCCCCCGCTGAGGAAGCTGCTGAGGAGGTCTCGGAAGAGGTCGACGAAGAAGGCGACCTTGACAAGGAGGCTGAGGCCGCCCTCGAGGCCAACTACGTCCTCGCCCATCGTCTCGGTCAGGAGCTTGGTGCCATTGGCATCACGGCCGACGACATCGAGAAGGTAGCCAGCGGCCCCGAAGACGACGCAGCCCAGTTCGCTGAGCTTCTCGCCGAGATGACTGCCGAGATCATGTCCGAAGAAGGCTGAGGTAACCCTTAGTGCTTTTCTCTGACATGGAAGACCTCGTGAAAGCAGCCTGCGCTGCTCCCGAGGTTAACACAAACAACACTTCGCAAGAAACCTCCTCTAGCAGCGAGCTGGTGAGTAAGCTTGCGGAGTCGCTCGAGACTCCTAACAACGAGCCTAACAGTCGCTTGGCAGTAGCCAAGATGCTTATGGCCTACGACATCCTCTCTGCGTAATGACGTTAGTCTCTGTTGACGATTCTCTGATTAAGGAAGCCATGGCCGAGCTCGCCCTCAAGGACGAAGCTCTGGTCAAGGCGGCCGCTGTACAGGTCGAACTGGCCGTTGTCTATGAGGTAATGAACCTTGTAGCTAACGGCCAGATCGACCCGGACGATATCATCGAGAAGACCGCGGAGTTCACGGCCTCTCCGGAGTCCCTTCAAGTATACAAGAAAGCTGTAGAGATGCGCTCGGGCGGAATTAGCCTGGGTCGCCTGACCAACAGCTCTGAAATCTCTAAAACAGCGTCCTCAGATGATCCTGAGGCTCGACTGTTCAACACACTTACTACACTGGTAAAGTAACATGGCCCGTTTCCGTAAAACTTCGACTAAGGTCGGCATGAACGCCAAGATCTCCTCGATCAACCTTCAGTCCATCCCCACCGACGGCTCCACGGTATTCCTTGAGGGCGCTCCGGTAGCCTTCGGGTCCGGGGGCTACGCCGCTGTCCCGACGACAGGCGACCCCTGCTACGTCAACTTCGTAGACTCGACCCGTTCGGACGTTATGTCTGAGCAGGGCGACGCGTTCCAGGACGACCTGGCCGCACGCAACACCGAGAGCGGCATGCTCTCCGGTATCCGCGGTAACGGCGTAGACATCGGCCTCCCGGCTGATTCCTGGGCCGACGGCGTTCTTCCCGGCGTTGGCGACTTTGTCGCTATCGACGCTGGCAAGTTCGACGGTGTCGCGGCCGCCGTTGCAGGCGCACGCTACTACGGCCGCATCGAGCGTATCTCGGGCGGCAAGGCGTTCTTCTGCTTCTTCTCGCTCCCGATGGTTCAGACCATCGCCTGATCGACTGGCTAACTAGGTGACTGGTCCTCAGGGGCTGGTCACCTACCTACACTACATACATACCCCCAATACCTCGGACTTTTTCTGAGGATAACACTACTCTCTAGCCCCCTGAACACCAGGAGTTAATTATGAACCCGATTGATGGTAAAGAATTCAACGACATGTTCGGTGAGGCACTGAGCCGTGGTGGGGAGCATCTCGATAAGGTTGCTGAGGTCACAGGCCTCTACATCCAAGAGAAGCTCCGCGAGAACTCGTTTGCTCGCCGGATCCTTCCGCCCCAGACGGTTACAGTTGCTGAACTGACACGCAACGTTTCTGACGAGTCTCTCGTCTACATCGACGACCTCGAGCCGGACTCGATCGCCATGCGCATCAACATGCGTGGCGAGCCGGACAAGACCTACATCCAGGCACCCCGCTACGCGATCCGTATGCAGACGATCACCTCCGATCGTTTCCAGAAGACCGAGCAGGAGCTTCGTTCTTACCGTATGCCGCTGACCAAGGTCATCGAGCAGAACACGGTTAAGGACATCCAGGAGCAGATGGACGTTAAGTTCATGGAGCACGTCCGCATCGGCCTTATGTTCGCAACGATCGCTCGTAAGAACGAGCTCGTTGACGCTGGCCGCGTCGCTGACGCCTCCGCCACTACCGCCGTGACCGTTGGCGCCGCCGACGTTAAGGGCAAGAACTTCCGTAGCGCTTCGCTCTTCGCTGCTTACCTTGCCTCCGGCGAGATTACTCAGGCTTCCGCTGGCGCTAACGGCACCACGATCGCCGCAAGCGCCGCCCCGGTCGACGGGTTCTACAGCAACATTCTTCTGTCGCTGGAGACCTCCTTCAACCGTGAGGTTCTCGCTTCGCTTGTCAAGATCTGTGCAGCACGCCAGGTCAAGGCACGCGTCATTCTCATGCACGAGTTCGACTGGGCCGACCACCTCGCGTGGACGGATCAGGAAGCTGGTCTTGAGATCGTCAAGGAAATCGTCGTCGGTGGGTACAAGTACACCACTGTCGGTGGCTACACCTACGTCACGACGATCCGTGACAACGCAGCAATCCTTGAGCCGGGTCAGATCTACGTCTTCCCCGCTCCTGAGTTCCTGGGTCGCTTCCTCGTTCTGCAGAACACACAGTTCTACATCAACAAGGAAGGTCGTTTCTTCAACATGGAAGCATGGGAAGAGTGCGGCGTTGGCTTCGGTAACGTTAAGGGTCTCGGCATGGCACTGCTCGTCGGCGCTTCCGTTAAGCTCCCGAACCTGTTCCACGAGGACGGCGGTACGGCCATGAACGTTTCTGGCGAGTTCACGCTCACCAACAACGGCACCTCGGCACCGACGGTAGCCTGATCTAGCCGGGCTAGTTTCTAGCCGCTAAACTAATAGGGGCAGAGGGTTATTGCCTTCTGCCCCTATTTTTACTCCTGCGCAGGATAAACACTATGAACAACAAGAAAGTATACAGCTGCCGTTCGATCAGCATTCGCAGCCTCGGGGTTAAGCCCGGAAAGGCGCGTATCGTAGCAGCCAACCGTCTCACAGACGTTCGCATGAACGCATACGGCCGCAGCCTCCTTATTCTGGACACGCCTGGCCTCGCCCTTGAGTGGTGCGGATCTGACGTCTCCCTGGAGATGCTTACCGTCGCTGCCCCTTCCTCCCTTGCCGCGAGCTGCCCCGTCACTCCGGCCGTCGAAGAGTTCTTTGGTCTCACCAAGAAGGCTGCTCCCAAGGTAGTAGTCAAGGAAGAAGTGGCTCCGAAAGCAGAAACCATCGAGGAGGCCCCGGCCCCTAAGAAAACTACTAAGAAGAAAAAGACCACACCCAAGCCTATGCCGCTTGATGCTGGTGCCGACGAGGAGCCCACAGGCGCCCCCGCCCCTGCTCCTGAGGAGCCCAAGGACGTCGACCCCTTCGCCTGATAGATGTCTGACAACTTTGTCAACCAGGGAGAGGACGGAGTAATCGTCCCTAAGCAGCTGATCCGTCAGGTCCGCCGTCTTATCCAAGACTACCCGGAGGTCAATGAGATCTTCGAGGGTGAGGAGACGTCGGACATGCAGCTCGGCCGCTTCCTGGTTGATATGGTTGACGACTGGAACTACACTCCGCCCCTGACACCGGCAGCTACGATTAACCCCGTTAGTCTGGTTAAGTCACCTACCCTGGGTGGGTGCCGTAAGTGGATTGTGGACGCGACAGCCGCCCGGGCTATGAAGTCCGTACTCATGAAGCTGGCCCGTAACGACATGCCCTACACGGCTGGTAACGTAACCATCCAGCCTAACAGCGTATGGCGTAACCTACAGCCCATCATTCAGGACATCGAGATTCAGTACCGCGAGTTCCGGGATCGCTATAAGATTGCCAAGAACTCTGAGTCGGCCTACGGCGTTACACACTCTGAGCTGTACATGGGCAACTATGACCAGCGCGACGGCTACCTGGTAGTCACCTACTGATGCGAAACTCCACACTAATCTTCGAGAGCTGGTCTAAGTCCGCCGCGATGGAAGACGCTAAGGCGTACTTCTCTCGCATGGACCACGCCCGATCGCTCACTTCGAACGAGGCGTCGCCTCTGCTCGCTGATACGGACCTTATCCAGGCTCGTGCCGCTGAGGGCCTTAAGGGTGCCGTACAGACCGGTATCCTCCTGGGTCTGCTCGGAGCTGCCCTTGGCGGTCCTATGGGCCTGGCTGGGGTCGGCGCTATCGCTGGCGCAGGCTACGGTTTCCCCATCGGGCAGCTGTTGGGCCAGTCTAAAGCAAACAAGAATTACCTCAAAGATAAGGGAGTGGACGCTTCGTTGCCCAGTCCTCTCCCGGCATTGCTGCTGCCTCCGGCAATGGCTACTGCCGTAACTACACTTCTACCCGGATCGGGACACCTTAACCTTAAGAAGACCAATGACTGAGCACAACAAAGAAACTGCCCAGGCCATCATTAAGCTGGCCTATCAGCAGATGCAGGCAATGCCACAGAACCAGCAGGTCCAGAACCAGCAGGTCCAGCAGCAGCAGCAGCCGGCCCGTAAGCCAACCGTGGGGGAGCGCGTCAGTACGGGCGTTCAGGCCGCTCAAGGTCTGGACAAGATGACCCAGACCTACCGCAAACAGCGACGTAGGGAAGAGAAGGGCGCTCTTGCTCGAAGGGTTTACCAAAGCCGCCGTTCCGCTGGCCATGGCATCCTCGGCTCGTTCATGAAGAGCCGTAAGGCCGGCAAGATGCTGGACCACAAAAAGGGCAAGGTCAAGGGCGTCGTAGGTCAGGTCGTCGGCAATGTCATGGACGCCGCTGACCGGGGCGTTTCGGGATTCTCTAAGGGCCTGAAGAGCCGTACCGCCGGTAAGATCGACGGTCAGGTTAAGACTGGCGCCGTCCCGTCGGGCCGCGCACAGCTCTACGCCGCGGGTAAGGGCATTGAGGCCGCTGGCCGCGGTAGCCGCATGGATCGGCTCAAAGGCCTCGCCTCGCGAGTCTCGGATTCGGCCTCGGAAGGCTATCGCCGCGGGTCCGGGAGCGATTTCAGGGACGAGCGTAGGGCCTCTGCGCGACATATGGCCGCCCATGAGGACGCCGCCAAGAGAAAGCCCGGAAGTAAGGTCAGGGCGAAGGCCCTCGACAAGGCGTTTGGCGCTCGCGTAGACATGCACAAGTCAAAGGCCAAGGGCGTCGTTCGCGGTGCGGCCCGCGGCGCAGAGTCCGCTGTTGCTCACGCGCTTCTGCCGGGTACCCAGGGTCGCCGAAACGCAGTTTCGCTGGCCGGTAAGTCCCTCTCCGAGGGAGCCAAGGCGTCGGCCAAGGCTAAGAAGAACGCCGACAAGATGGGTGCGGGCATCGACCGCCTGTTGGGTAACCGCTGATGGCAGGAAAGCTAGATGGAATCGTAGTTGCTAAGCAAACCAACAAAGCTCAGATTGTTGGTTGGCGATTCATTCCGTTTGGCGTAGCAGAGCCGGCCGCCGCGAAGGTTAAGGTGTGGCGGTCGGCATCCCCGGACAGTGGCTTCGAGCAGATTGCCACTGTCCCGGCCCTCAAGGGCTGGTTCTTTGATGAAGATGTTGACCTGCTGAACCGCTGGTCAGTTTACTACTACAAACTCGATCTGGTATCTGACGGCATCACCCAGGGCTACGGAGTCGTACGCCTCGAAGGTGTTAACGACAGTATTGCAGCCGGGCTGGTTAAGCACCGGAACACGTACCTGCGCCTGGCCGGTATTCCCGTGCTCGTCTATCCCTACCTCGCGGCAGGGCAGCGATGCTCCTGCTGGGACGCGGTCCTCCGCAAGAGCACCGTGTCGGACTGCGGCACATGCTACGGTACGGGATTCCTGTCTGGTTATTACTCACCCATCCTCACACTGGCTCAGGTTGGGGTAGAGGCCAAGCAGAACCAGGTAGGGGAGCGTATCGAGCAGGAGACCATCGTAGAGCTAATGATGTCAAATTATCCGGTACTTCGCCCCGGGGATGTGGTATATGAGATCGACGCGGGCCGCCGCTACAAGGTACAGGCGGTTACGCCGTCCGAGAAGAGCCGTATGCTAATCGGACAGGACGCCCTAGGGTACGGCCTACAGTCCACGGACGTTGAACACAACATCCCCATCCCCGAGATTGATAAGCTGGACCCCGTGCTTATCCGCAAATACTCACCTCAACGTCTGGTGTCTAGCACTGACGGCGAGGCTTTTAACTATTCCTCTTTTGATCAAACAAGGTATTAGATATGTCTAACGCAGAACTTTCACTCCAAGACCGGCTTGCCGGCATTCTTGACGCGGGTAACCCCTTCGCCAAGGTAGCATCCGCTGACCCCCAGCTTGAGGAGGCCACCGCTGAGCTCTTCGAAGAAGTAGCTGAGGAGGCCCCTAAGGCTCCCGAGGCCGTAGTCGAGGAGGCTCCCGTTGTGGAGGCCGCCGAGAAGACCGCTTCCCCCAGCCTGAACCTTAACGACGTCCTTGCCTCTGACGAGTTCAAGGCCGGTTTCGCGGCTGTCTACAACGGCCGCATGAACGAGATCGAAGAAGCCGTCTCCGAGCTCTTCTGATAACGTATGGCCGGTGAGACTAACTTCGGCGCGAGTGACGCCAGGGTAGGTAACCCACTGCTATATACGCGGCGGATCTTCCTTGGCGTCATCTCTTCGTTCTTTGCCCAGGATTGCCTTAACAGCTACCCTGGAGCACCCGTGAACCCGTACCGCCTCATCTGTGACGAGGACGGGAGCATCTCCACGTCCAGTAAGATTTTCATTTCAGATCGCTACGCCCAAGAAGAAGCCGGACGTAGGCCTCAGATCGTTGTCGGTCGAGGCGCTGCCGTATGGCAGGACATGGCCCAGGGTGATTTTGGCCAGGGCATCGGTAACAGCTCCGGATGGCTAGATAAACGAATTAAAAACGATATTATCTCCGTCCCTATCGAGATCAACGTCTACGCCCAGAACGACGTAGAGGCTGAGAATATCGCATGGTCCGTAGGTTACTCTATTAAGACATTTGAGCGTGAGATCCGGCTAGGATCCTTACTCTATCAAATCCAAAGCTCTACTATCGGCCCCGCCCAGGCTGACAAGGTAAGCGACTCGGTCGAGCAGTTCGTTATCGGAATGCAGACGGGGGCGACCATCGCCCTGCGCTGGCAGAAGAGCACTACACTAACTACAGAGCAGATAACCCAGGGTTTCTGTAAAATCTCCGGGGACCCCTTCCCGGTTAACATCCGGGATCTCTGCATTTTCGCAGACCCTACAGACTCTCAAAACAACTGAAGGTAACAAGATATGGCCCTTTCTAACCTCCGCACAGGAATCACCGTTCGCCAGGAGCGCACAACCGTCTCGCCGAACGTACAGTCTACGACCCTCCCGGTCGTTCTCGTCGGCCTTAACCGCTCCCTGAAGTACCAGGCGACAGCGGACATCTTCGACTGGTCAGCAGGCACGGCCGCTACCGGCGTAGAGTTCCCCGGGTTCGTTTCAGGCATCGTCGAGGACGGCACAGCCAACCCCTCGCTCATGCCCCGCTTCTTCGTCAGCAACACCCTCGGCACCGCCGAGATCACTGACAACGTCACCCTGGGTAACCTGGACAGCTCGCTCGGCGCCCCCACGTTCGACATCCCCTCCGGGCTGTCCGCTACGTTCACCATCGCCTCGGGCGTTGCAGGCGCGTTTGTTCGCAACACAGCACCTAACCCGACTGCCGCCGACGAGGACGACACCTTCCGCGACCTCTCCGCTGACTTCGTCTTCGACCAGGTCCGTGCAGGCGACGCCCTGCTGGTCAACGGTATCAAAGAGTACGAGGTTACCGGAGTCACACAGGACACCGAGCTTACCGTTCGCCGCGAGGGCAAGGGCCCCGAGGTCATGGGCGACCCCGAGGCAGCTAAGCTGGTCATGGGCCCGGAGAACTCTGAGGACCTTCGCTCGGTAATCACCACCAGCCAGGCATTCATCGACGCTGGCGGCTTCGGCCCCAACGGTACCCGCGTCAAGGGCGGCGACATGCTCACGGTAGACAACCACCGTCGAGTCGTCGACAGCGGTGGTATCTTCTTCGGCTACGAGGGTCAGGACACTGGGTCCACGTCCATCGACGCAGACAAGCGTTGGGTAGACAACTACGGCGCAGGTACCCCCGCCGTATACGAGCCGGACGGTAAGGTCGAGAGTGAGGCTGTAGGTACGGCCTTCTTCGTGACCACCCAATCTGAGCCCGGCCCCGCATTCTACTGCACTACGGCTGATAACGGCTCGTTCTCGATCGTTAAGGACTTCGCCAGCGGTAACCTGACGCCAGCCGAGGACTCGGACCTGGGCCGAGGATACGTCCAGTTCGACTACATCGTAGAGGCCGTAAACGCTATCGGTACGGGTAGCTTCGGTCAGGTGGGTGCCGACGGGATCCCCGGAGTACGTACGTTCGTCTTCGAGAACGCCCCGGCCATCGACGAGGTCGTCACTCCGCTCGGCACGGCATCGGACTATCACATTCTGGTTAAAGACGTCGACGGTGTCTGGCGCCCGGTATTCCGCTCACGTCGGTCGTACCTGGCAAGCAACCTGTACTACGTGTTCGACCTGCCGGGCTGCGGCCTTGAGCCGACGGACATCGCCAACAACGTCGAGTACCTGCTCGTAACGGCCGTTCGTGGCTCCGAGGGAGGCATGGCGTCGGCAACTGTGGCCATCGACGGCGTCCGAACGATCACCTCTACTGGACAGGTAGGCGCTACCGCATCGGAAGGCGACCTGGTCTTCAACGACCAAGGGGTCTTGATGTTCGAGCTTGACGCCGACATCACTAGTACTACGGCCACGGACTTCACTGTCCGTCCTACGAAGGCTGCTGGTGCCGCCGACGTCGACGGAGTCATCACGCAGTTCGGGTTCAGCATCCGTGCGTCAGGTGAGCCCTCCACCTTCGTGGTTCGCCGCGTAGTCAGTGACTCGGAGCTCGAAGTGAAGCAGGCTACGACTACCGTTAACCAGGTAGATCAGCTTGACCGCATTAACGGATTCCTCTACACGCAGGTCACGGCTAACTCCGCCACCGATCCTAAGTTCGCTTCCGTCACGGTCGGTGACAGCGCCGCAGGCATCGCCTACAGCGTTGACAAGACCGTCTCTGGGGCAAACCTCACAGGCGACGTTCTCGTCAGCTACGCAGCCGTACGGGACGACCTGATCGGGCTGCAGGAGATTACCTCCGACGACTACGCTTCGCGCCTCGGGGACGACACCGTAGACAACCCCCTGGGCCTCGCTGCTCGGGTCTACTTCGGTAACAGCTCGGCCAACCTCTTCGTTGTCCAGGTCGCTGCCGACACGACCGAGGGCTGGCTGGCTGCCATCGAGGCGACTAAGACCGACGCCGTCTACAACGTCGTTCCCCTGACCCAGGAGGAGACCTACCTCGGCCTGTTCCAGGCATCGACCATCGAGCAGTCGACCGCCGACAACAAGCGTGAGCGTGTTCTCTGGCAGTCCAAGGCTTTCCCGCAGAACGTCGTACTGGCTTCCTGGGAGGTCTCGGATAACGCCACGGTCAGCCGCACGGCAGAAGGCGCCCAGACGGTCTACATCAACCGTGACCTGCTGGCTCTCAGCGTTGCTGTCGGTGACGACTTCTCGGGTACCTGGTTCAACGTCGGACAGGCAGTGAACTTCGCCGGGAGGATCCTCGACATCGACGTCATTGGTTCGACCACGACCCTGACGATCCTTCCGGACGGTAACGTCCCGACGAGCACCAGCAACATGGTGGTTTCGGCCTACGAGATCAAGGATCGCCCCAAGTCTCTGGCAGAGCGCCGAGCAGAGGTTGCAGCCTACCCGGCCACGATCGCTGACCGCCGTATCCGAAACATCTTCCCTGACCGCGTACGCATGCAGTTCTCTGACAACTCCGGCAACGGGCAGTCTACGGGCTTCTACGGCGGTGGCGTTCAGATTGCTGATGCTGGTGGCCACTACATGTGCGTTGTTGAGGCCGCCAAGCGGACCGTCTTCGGTGCTGCTAAGCCGCTGACCAAGCGCGCGGGCTCGGGCATCTACCAGGTGCTTGACTCCTTCGCCGAGGCCCCGGGATTCCAGGACACCATCATCGACGCGGGCAACTACTACATGGAGCAGCCCGGTGGCGTAGGCTCCGCGGTTCAGACAATCCGCGCCCTGACCACAGACGTCTCAGAGCTTATCACCGCTGAGGAAAGCGTTACCCCGCAGATTGACAGCTTCACGCGTCGTCTCCGGGCACAGCTTACTCCGCTGCTTGGCCCCGAGATTCTTGACCAGCGCTTCTTCGACCTGGTATCGACTGTAGCTCAGTCGGCCGTAACGAGGACGCTTAACGAAAAGCAGCTCAAGAGCATCAAGCTCCTTGAGATCACAGAGAGCCCCGACACAGCAGATACGTTCCTTATGAAGTACGAGGTTGCCCCTTACTTCTCCGGCGCACGCGGTATCATCACCCTCTTCTTTTAATACGACGTACCCCACACAAGGAGACTAGATAATGAGTTCTTTCCTCAACTGGAACTGGCAAAGTGAGCGAGTTCAGAATGAAGTGACCAACGGCGAGTTTGTCTCGTCCGAGTCGTCGCTCATCCTGGCTGGCCCGTCGCGCCTTGACATGCTGTCTGACGACGGCTCTGGGTCCTTCTTGGGCTCGACCAACTCCCTGATCCCGCTCGGCATCCTGTCGCAGATCAACTTTAACCAGGCCGCGCAGCTGCAGCGTATCTACGAGATTGGCTCGAAGCGCGCGTACTTCGTACCTGGCCGCATGTTCGGTAGCTTCAACATTGCACGTATGCTGTTCTACGGACCCTCGCTGATGCGTCTGCTTTACGCACTGGCGCCTGACCGCCTTGTCGCTAACCTCGGTACTCCGCTTAACGTGGACGCTGACTCTCAGGGTACGGGCGTCGCCCAGCTCCCCGAGTACGACAAGCTGTTCCAGGACGGTGACCTCAAGAACGTCCCCGGCTTCGGCGGGACGAACAACGAGCAGAACCGCGACTTCTACATCAACCTGACCTCGGAACTCTTCCGGGTACCCTTCGGCCTCTGCATCATTCTTAAGACTGCGCAGGACAAGCCGTATGGCGCTACCTACCTCGAAGACTGCTACATCGAGGGACACCAGATGGGCATCGGCGCTGACAGCGTTGTCATCACTGAATCGGTCTCCGGTCAATTCGACCGCATGGCTCCGATCCAGCTGGCGACTCAGTCGTCCGCGTTCGTCTGATAACTAGAGCATACCCTGCATTGGGCTTACGTCTTTCGTAAGAAGCAGGGGATCTTCGCTACCCAAACCTGAGGGAGAGGGGCCTACCTGTGGCCTCCCTCCCTCTTTTCATATCACTCGCCCAGTGACGGGGCCTGCGTCGTCATGAAGCGGTACAGCTTCTTGAGTGCGTGATTCTCCACCTGACGCACCCGCTCCCGGGTCATATCTAGGTCAGCGGCGAGGCGGTCGTACGTAGACTTACCGGCTTTGCCTAGGGCGAAGTGACGCTCGATGACAGCTAGCTCATCGGTCGAGAGGATCTGCATGGCTTTGGAAAGTAAAGCCAATACTTCCTGTTCGTGCATGGACTCAAGGATAGCCTCCTGCGGAGCGTCTACCGTCAGGGAACTGTCGTCCGTGTTGAACTCGCAGTTGTTGGCCCCGAGACTGTCAATAGAGATTCGGATACGGTCCTGGTCTGCGTAGAACTTCTGGATCTTGTCGTCCGTCCACTTAAGGTCAGCAAAGATCATCTCATCCGTCGGGAAGACCTTCTCACTCAGGTACTGATTAAACACCTTACGGTAGTCCGTGTACTGAGTCTTATATCGGCGCGGCTTCGTATCGTGAAACTTCACCTCGTTACTCATCTTGGCCCTGATCCACCACGCAGCGTACGTGGAGAACCTGACGTCACGGCTGAGGTCAAACGTGTCTAGCGCGTGCATCATACCAGAGACACCGGCACTGATAAAGTCCAGGCTACGATTATCATCTAGCTTGCAGAACCGCTTAGTCATGTGGACTACGAGGCGCATGTTACGTGCTAGGAACTCATCACGAAGCTTGCGTTGCTTAGGCGTATACCGCCAGGAACTGTCATCCTTAGAGGCGGACTTAGGCGGCGTACGAATAGCCTCCAGCATCTCGCGCTCCTCAGCGGCCGCCGGGACCTTGACCCCGTCGAACTGTTGGATAAAGTCTTTGATCCCGAAGGACCTATAGTCAACCACGGAAGAGCTCCTGTACTTCGCGGAGGATGTAGCCGCGAATCTCTTCAGCCCGGAAGGTCGGGATACCAAAGAGGACGAAGTCGAACTGCTTCTTAGACAAGGGGCTCACTCCAGCCTCGGCAGCAGAGCCATCAATGTTAAGCTGCTCTGTGATCTGACGCAGCTTAGAACTGAGCTGAGTCATGACAGGCATAGACGCCATCTTGAACAGAAACACAAGCTTACTAGTCTTATCCGACTCAGTAAGTGCCGTGTGCTCTAGGACGCATCGGGTATCGCCTAGTGGTACCTTGACGTACTCTACGGCAAGGGCGGTTTCGGGGGCGGGACGAATATTTGAAGCTTGTTTGATAGCATCGTGGTATTCGGGGGTTCCAGGCAGGATCGGTTTGAAATCTGACATTCTGTTTTAAGGTGTATGTACATCCAGAAGTCGAAGATAACATCTTCTCCATTCTGAAAGAACTGGACCCACGCTTCAATTGACTTAGCGGCAAGGGAGTACCCAAGCAGGTAGTCGCAAAGGACGGGTATCGAGGATTGTTGGTCCCAGGCAAGCTCGGACAACTCACGTAATGTCTTACGGGGAAGCCGAAGGCCTAGGGTCTTAGTGTTCTGTTTGTTTAGTACGGGGAGGATACTTATAGCTTTGTAGGCGCCAATGAATAAGGCATGCCGTAGACAGAAGCTAAAAATAACGTGGTAGGGTCTGTCCGCCGCTTTGCCGATAGACTTAATCTTATCGACAATGCGGTCGGACATGTCAAGCTCCTTCTTAACTCCGGAGCCTGCCCTATGCGGAGCAGTGATTGCCTCAGAATGCAGGCTTAGTACACGTCTTTCCACAGTCTTTGCACTCGTACTTGACCTGGCCTGTCTTCTCAAGCTCAGCGGTCTTCTCGTGGTTCTCTTGCTTGACGGTAAGGTCGCAGGAGTCGCAACCCTCACATCGGGGCGTTCCGTATTTCTCTAGCATAGTTACTTCTGTTGGGATGATACCCACACGGCGACAGCCAGCCCGATGGCATCCGTGATGTCCTCATCAGCTGTCTTGAACCCGTCCGGGCGGCCTTTGTCGTTAATGACCTTAGCATACTTCTTATTGATAGCCGCACGGAGTGCGGCCTTCTTCTGCGTAACTCCCCAGATCTTACGGACCTGGTTGGCGGTTAGACACTCGATCTCTCTGTAGCCCGCAGCAGAGTACGCCATCTGAACGGCACCAATGCCGTAGGCTACCTTAGTCATACTGGTCAGGTTCTTCGTGTGCCTGTTGAACTTCAGGTCCTCAAACGCCACGATGTCGGGCTTGAACTCTGTAACCTTCTTCAGGATCTGCGTGTGTAGTTGGTAGAGGCGATCATGCATCTCACCCTTAGCTTTGATAAGACCGAACTCCAGGAGCTTGACCTCACCCTCACCAGCCTCAATAAGGCCGTAGCCACTCTTAACTGTAGCGCAGTCTACTGCGAAGATTGTTACCATGGGTTGTTCTTCTCCCAGGGGCGCTGGGCTTTGTTGATAGCGTCTCGGCGAGACGGGGGGATGTTATGCATCGGGATGTCCGTGCGAGCTTTGGGGATGCTACCGTAGCCAAGGGCGAACAGAGACTTAAGCCCTGCGTACAGCTCCTTAGGCCCAAGCTCTAGGTCAACTGTTGAGTTCTCAGAACCAAACAGCTTACGGGGGATGTTAAGTCGAGTAGGCGTATTGAACGGGGTCAGGTACTCCATATCCAAGGTCTCCTCTGAACGGTCCTCGCCGCCCACAAGCATCTTGTAGTACACAAACCACCCGGTAGCGTAGCTGTCTCCTGCTGATACAGTGAGGCTGTTGACAATGAATGTCCAACCTTCAGGTAGTTGTTCTGTCGCTTCAGTCATAGTCTAAAAGGAAAGAGGGGGGGCAGCCCCCGAAGGGACTGCCCAAAGTATATCAGACTTTCGCGTCTGCCGCAAGTTTATTCAGATATTTGCAGAGCGCGATTGCCGTTTCGCGAGTATCCAGAAGCTCGGCCTTGAGTTCCTGGCACTTCTCCTTAGTAGCCTCAGCGGTGGTCACGCCAGCGTCAATCAGCTCACCCATAAGGTCCTTGACGATCGTCTTGATCTCGGACGTACCCATAGCCTCGTAGTCCACGTCGTCGTCGTTGTCGTCCACGTCGCCCCACTCGGTGTCGTCGTCCGACTCGAAGTCATCAGCAACCTCCTCTAGGAACTCCATGTCGTCCGGGTTCGGCTCCTCCGTATCCTCAGGGTTCAGGGGCTCCACCTCGTCCTCAGTGGCCGCCTCTACGACGAACTCCTCAGCCTGCGGCGGGGAGGCCACAGAGATATCAAAGCCCGTCACCGCGCCGCCCAAAGCATCTGCAGCCTCCTCAAGGGAAGCCGCCAGGGTGAACTGAGTAGGGTCGTCCTGACGCTGGAACACCTGGGTGAACGGGACAACCCCGATCGACTCCTCAGTGTAGCCAGACTCAGGGCTAGCCAGGAAGATCACCTGGATACCCTCGACCATACGCTCAGCAATCTCCTTGAAGCGCCGGAGACCGTAGTTCTTACGAACGTCCTCGGTGTCCTCAGCGATCTCGGTGATTTTTGCTTCTAGGGCCATCCGAATAACCTCACCACCCGAGAGCATACCAGTGGCCTGCTCAAGCGTGTTGATGTAGTTCAGGACGTTCGCCTTATCATCAGCCGACAGCCGAATCGTAAGGTTCTGCATCTGGTCGGGATCCTCTTCCACGTCAGCAGCAGCGATGTCGTTCTTGACGAGCATACTGATGCCTTTGTTAGTCAAGGCGTGCTCGCCCGTAGAGGCAACCAGCGGAAGCCACATGTCAATGTTAGCGTCATCAATGACGCCTGCCTTGATGCCCGGGACAAGCTCACCGAACTTGCTCCAGGACACCGGGGCCTCACCGCCGAGAGCCGCCGAGCTAAGCCCGACGCCAATGAAGTTCTCCCAGCGAGTCGCCAGGGCCGAAGCCTTGGGTGCGCTGATCTGAATCTTCGTCTCGACGTAATCCTGGAAGGTCTCAAAGCCGTGGTCAATCCACGCCTTGTTCTCCTTCAGTACGTGTAGTGCGTAGGAGAGCTGAGCCTCTCCCATATCCTTCTGGGACGCCAGCTGAGTCGCCAGGACTTCAGCAGACGCCGTGTCGAGGTCCGTGTCGAACGCAACCTCTTCATTGGCCCGGATGGACCGGCCGGCGTTAATGAGCTCCTGGCGCATGCGCAGGGTCTCCTCGGAGTGACCCTCAGTACCGAAGAGGCTCGTGTCGTTGTCAGTGTCAGTCATCTTTCTTTTTCTTAGCCTTCTTAGGCTTCTTGGGGAAACAGGTGTCTTTAAGGGGGCAACGCTTGGCCAACATACTGTTAGCACTGGTACACTTGGGCGGAGCAAGCATAGCGTTACCGGCGTCAACGGCGGACATAGTGGCCTCGGCCAGCCGCTGAAGTTCGGCGTAGGACGCCGGGCTGTACTCAATATGATACTCCTTCAGGTCGAAGGTCTCACGGTTTACATACAGCAGGATGACTCCACCGAAGGCGTCCGGGTCCAGCGGGAGATCGCCGGACTCAGCCTCGTCGATGAGCATCTTTGCGTACACCATTCCCTGGGCAACGTGATTACCTAAGGGATAGCGGGATTGGGTAGGCTTCAGAACGAAGTGATTCTCAAGTTCCGGGTGCTTGGTACGGTACTGCGCGTTGAACATCATAGTCGCCGCACTCTTCACCTCGAGAACATACCACTTACCGTCCTTTACCCAGATACCATCAACGAACCCTGCGATGGCATACTTGTCATCATCCAGGGGGTTGGAGTATACGTAACGCTCCTTGTAGATCCACTTCACATCCTCCCTCCGGAGGACATCCATGCATTCTTCTACACGCTCAGGGTTGCCGAGGATGTCCAGGGCCTGCCGGGTGCCGTTGCACACCTGACGAGGCTTCATGGAGTTCTCGACCACAGTGCCGCAAGAGGCGCACACCCATTTACCGTAGAAGTTATCCGTAAGGCCGAGGACCTGCTGCTGCAGAACCTCGTGCGCTCCCGTCCCTGCCTTGAAGAGACGCAAGGTCTCGACGGGGTTAGGTGCCTGAGTAGGCTCAAAGTCATTCAGTCGCTGGTGAGCTTTCCACCGCGCACAGACGTAGCCGCTAGGGGAGAATCGTTTACTTACGTACCCCTTGGCCTCGGCTGCAGACAGTGCTGCCTCGACAGCGTCAATTACTAGTGAACCCTCCGACGTTTTGAAGGTCAGAGCCTCACTAGTTTCAATCAGTAGTTTTGTTATGTTTTCCAGCATAGTACGCCTCAGAGGCCGCGATGATGAGGTCAGCACGATCCATATCTTTCTTGGTCGTGAACTTAACCTCGGAGGGCCCGTGAGGTCCTTGGGTTACCTGCATACGAACATCCCCGTTGCCTAGGGCTCGGAGGTTGGTGGTGCAGATACCCATTTCCGTTAGGTCTAGGGCTAGTTGGTATAGCATGATTGGATAAGACTTACGGCAGACGCCGCAAGCTCTTCAATAGTTCCGATGTTTGGTACGTGTAGGTCGGTCTCGGCTAAGAGCTTACCTGTGAATATTTCAGAGGGGTGGTCATTGATAGGACCATGCCCCGGACGGTGCAGCCCGATGATGCGTGCGTCGCCCCTGGCGCCCGGCATGTCCGGACTGTCTAGGACGAACTCGTATTCGTTCGGGTAGCGGATATCGGTGAAGACAATCGGGCCCTCCTCAGGGATGTTGCCGAAGCTCAGGGCTGCCTTGATCCAGAAGTCAGAGTCAATGTCTCTGATCGACTGGCCCAGGCCCTGAAGCTTCTGGCGTGTCATGAGGGGGTCGTTGTCTACACCCATTGCTTTGTGCTCCTCCAGAACCGCAAGCGAGCCCTGGTAGGCAGGGTCGCTCTTGATGAGAAGTTGCTTGATGGGGTCACCAAACGCCACCCGAGTAAAGCCGTGATGCTTTACCAAGGCAGCGCCCAGCTCGTCCTTACCTACGCGGGGATAACCCACGAGGCCGATTACGATGTTACTGTCCATCAGTCTGCGTACATCCCGAAGCCCATACGAAGCGCCTTGCCCAGCTTAAACCGGAGGCTGCATGCTTCCTGCACCGTAAGGTTAACCTCGACTGCGTCGTCCGTACCGCTCAACCGACCGAACTCTACGTTAACCACTCGCTGGCCCGTCAGGGCCCGCACGGTAACGTTATTACCTTCTTCGGTAATAAAGCTGGCAGAGAAGTCACTAAATGCCAATTGTTTCGATCGGGATTCAAGAGGCTGGTTCATTGTTGCTCCATGTAGTTAAGTTCAAAGTGACGCATCGGCATCATGTAAGCCGTGCTTGAATCTTTGAATGTGATTTTTGCGATCTTATCGTCACCTAGGGACGTTAGTTTGTCCATAGGCAGCGCCTTGGTTTTTCCTCTTAGAACCAGTTCAAACTCGACCGGTCCCTCGTAGCTCTGTACTAGCGCAAACTGAAGCGAACCAGTGTACTCGCTGTTGCGTGTGGTCCAACCGATAACTAGTGCGACACTGGGCTTGTACTTCTCTCGGGCTTGAGCCAGGGACTTAAACCACCAACCACTGTCAAGTGTTAGTCGCTTAGACCTAGTACTCTTAACCTCAATGAACCATTTGTCACTGTTGAGGTCACCCTTGAAAATCTTACCACACCCGGACCCGGGGGTCTGAGCGATACCGGTATACAGGGACGCAAGGCGCTCCATGTGGGCACCCTGCGTCCGGTTCGTGTTATTACTCGTCGAGTAGTTTGTCGATGTCCTTGGCTTCGGCAGCTTTTGATTTACCGCTTCCAGGAGCTTTCTTTCCGAGCATGACTGGCTCGCTGTTCCGCGTCCGCGATTGAACATTGCCTCCAGTGAGCTTTTCGGCTTCTTCATACATCTCCAGGATAGGGTCGTCTTTGAAAGGGGTGTAGTTCCAGTTATCTGCACCAAGGTGCTGACGTAGAGTCTTCGGAAACTTCTGGGCAAAGATCGGGAAGCGAAGCAGGTGCCCCACATCTCGACGTCCCAGGAATGCAGCAATCTCGGAGACCTTAGTAAACTCGCGTCCGAGGATAACATACTTGGATCCTTTCTTCTGGAACCAGCGGTCGTCCAGACCACCGAGTTCCTTGAGGAATCCGTATACCTTGTTACCCTCGTCCGTGTCACCTGCAAAGTAAGGCACACCCTTAATCTCGTAGTTATCGACGTAGCACCGGTACGCGGCCTTGTTGTTCGTGGCACCACTCTCCTTGTCCTTCTTAGCGGTAAGGATTGAGTCGCCGAACTTGTAGCCCATCTTGAAGTCTCGGTTGTTGTAGACCGTACGGAGGTCCCACGTAATCGAGTTGTTGTACTTCAGGGCCATGCCGCCAGCCGCCTGGGTAGGCGTACCGACCGGAGAGAAGCCACCAATGTTGACGCGCTTCTGGTTGATCATCAGGATAGTAGGGGCTACACCGTCCAGGTTGGCCGCCTCACCCTGAGCACCGACAACACCCGTAGTGAACTGGCTGATTGCCTTTGCATGGTCACCGATCATCTGCTTGCCCTCACGCCGACTCTTCGGCACAAGGGTAGCAAGCGAGTCGATGACCACAAAGTCAACAGCACCGTCACGAATCATGTTCTCGGTAACAATACGAGTCTGCTCGGCATCAGCGCCCCTGACCACAACAAAGCGGGCATCGGCACTGACAAACGTGTTCTCCGCGACCTCGACCACACCTTCAGAATCTGCACTGAAGTTAGGGTCAACGTCAACGCCCCAGGTGTTAGCCCAGGCAGGGTCGAACGAGTTCTCACTGTCCACCAGCAGCACGCGCATAGGATCGCAGGCACCACACTTACAGGTGGTTACGACCTCGCCGGACCAGTCGTGGATAAAGTCAATAATAGGAGTCATGCACTGCCGGCAAGTCTTGTGCGCTGCCGCCATCATAATGCTGGACAGTAGCGACTTGCCGTGGTGCGCATCCCCCAGGAGCTGGATACGTGATCCAAACACCGGGCGGAGGTTAACGTCTACCTCAAAAAGACCGGTCTGAAAGATGTTCTTTCGGAACGCGAGGGCCTCGCTGTGGGCAGCCAGAGCGCTATCAGAGTTCTGAGACGCCATCTTAGTTGCGGACTTAAGGCTATCCGCCATGGTCGATTGACGACCTTCCTTTCGTACTCTACTCATAGGTCGCCGAAGGGTGCGTCCTTACCAACCTGCTTGCAGGCCTGATTAATGTTAGTCATGACGTACTCAGAGACCATGTCTCGGTACGGGTCGAGCACCTTCTTAAGCCCAGCCTGATCGGCGATATCCGCAGTGTCCGCGGGGACCTCGATACTGACGTGGACGTTCATGCTGGAGTACGGTCCTAGGATTTCGGGATAGGTCATGCCGACCCCGACAGTGATGTTAGTGTTGCTGTTGGTCATAATATGGGAAATGGTTTCAGTTGATTCCTTAATGGGAGTGTACGGTTTCTTAGGACTGGTCCGGGTGGATACGCGAATCGTTGCCTTTACGGGTCTGCTATTCATTTTTGAGTCACCTTGAAGCCTAGCTCAAGATACTGCTTGAGGCGCTTGCGATATTGGTTGCGAAGAACAAATACGTTGTCGATCACAGGGTCAAAGACGATAGGGGCTTGCTTGCCTTCCTTCAGCCGAGTAACACGGCCCACCGTTTGTCGGATGTCCGAAATGGGAGATGTCATAATCATAGCATCTTTCCACGGCACATCCAAAGCCTTTTGGCTCATTTTATAAGTGGTGAAGGTAATTGGCTTGTCAAGGACCTCTTTGACATTCTTGGTCCCGGAAACATACAGGCCACACGCTTCTTCGCCAACCTCGGCTATAGTCATCTCCATCAGATCCTTGAGGGGCTGAACAAACTGACCGAATACCATAAGCTGCCGACCTGACTTGTGGAACTTCTTGATCACGGGAACGAACTTCTTGAGGTACTTCTCCGCAGAGACGGTATCACTAAGCAGTGGGGTCCACATAATCTTATCCTTGTTCCACTTGACGCCCTTGGCGGTCAAGGGTAATCCCCCACCACACTTAACTGGGAAGCGGTCGAAGTGTTCACATTTGACACACTTAGCCTTCCAGGTCATGCCGCGTAGGGAGTTGCACCATGCAGGGTTATAGTCGTTTACCTTAGTCTCTACATTCATCCTAGGGGAAAGCACTGTAGCCTGCATGGTCTTGGCGGACACATTAATAATGCTGCCTGCCAGGAACTGCATGAACACCCACGCCAGACCGTCCTTACGGTCGTCAGTGGCCGTCAGTGCCATTGAGTGATGATAGTCGAGGTTGTAGATGGCCCCACAGAAGCAGGGCGCAGAGAAGACGTGAGCCTCATCACAGACGAGCATGTCGCACTCTGCGGGTTTGTCCCATGTCTTCTTCATCAATGACTGAGCCACGACGACCTTGTACCGAGCTTTGCTTTCTCGGAGTGTGTCGACGGCCTCAGCCTTTCCGTGGAACACTGCCACAGTAGCCTTAGGTAGGAACTCATTGATCCTATCCCGCCACTGGTTAGCGATGTCCACCTGGTCTACGAGGATAATGACGCTTTTGTAGCGTTGTAGGTCGCAGATCGCAAGAGCCATTACGGTCTTGCCCGTACCACACGCCGCCCGGAGAAGGAAGCCGCTTTGAGACTCGAGAGTCTTGACGGCCTCCTTAACGGGTTTTGCCTGGTACGGGCGAAGCTGGAATGGCAGAGTCGTTTTGGGTTTGAAGGTAGCGGACGCCGGGGATTGCTTGGCTTTAGGAACCAGAACCATTCCGCCTTCTAACTGCTTGTAGATGGGGTAAGGCTTGCGGCCCTCCCCTTCGGGTGTCGCCATGAACTGCTCCTCAATGAGAGGACTCATGGTCAACATATCATATGCTCTCATTTGGTTTTCGGGAGAAGTCGCTTGATGTAGCGCGACGGGAGTTCGTAATAGGAGACGGTCAAGTCGTCCTCGGCGCGAGTTAGTGCTACGTACATGAGGCGCTGTTCTTCACTAAAGTCATCTGATTTCTCGTGCGGGATAATACCTTCTTCCGCACCGATCAGGTAGACAATAGGGAACTCCAGGCCCTTAGACGAGTGGATGGTACTCATTGTAACACCTTCGCCGCGTTCGTTTGCTTCTTTCTGCAGATTCTTTGTATACTCTACATGTGAGAGTAGGGATTTGATGGTTCGGAAGTTTCGGCAGATCTTACCGAACTGCCTGACCGCTGAGTTGATGTCGTCTACATCCCGGTTGGATGAGCGCTCCGCAAGATCGGCAATGTGCTTCTTGTAGTTGAACTTGGAGTACACTGCCTTTACTACGTCAATCGGCTCACGCTGCTGGTGTGCCAGGTCAGCTAGACCTCGCCCCAACACGGTGAGGGCGTTCCGCTGGTTTGTTCCCAGCTTCCTGCTACCTACCGCCCGGATAATCTCCAACGCGCTCAGAGAGTCCCCACTGGCCGCACTGTCAGCTACCCACTCAGACTTGAGGAAACGAGTCGGCTTGTTCCAGATGTACCGGAGGCTGTCTACGTCCTTAATGTCCAGGGATAGTTTCATGTACGCCAGCAGAGGTTTGATCTCTGGCATGTCAAAGAACGACTTTGAATTACCCGACACCGAGAAGGGAATCTTGTGCATCGCTAGCTCACTCTCGATTAGTCCCGACTGCTGGTTGCCTCGGTACAGAATGGCTGTGGAGTCATATAGCTTTGCCTCCAGGATCCCTTCAACGATCTGCTTGGCCTCTTCGGCGTCGTCCTCGAATCGCAGTACCCGGAACGAGTCGGGTACATCGCCCTTGACTCCGCTCATGCGGGTAGCACTCTTCATGTCGGACAGCACTTGGTTGGCCGCTTCCAGAATAGTATCGTTGCTACGGAAGTTCGTGTCTAGGACGATATCCGAGCACTCCCCAAAGTAGCTGGCAAAGTTATCTAGGATAGCTGGGTTGCATCCCCGCCATGAGTAGATAGACTGAGCCGAGTCCCCCACCACGAACAGCTTAGACTTGCTGCCGCAGATAAGCTTGAGGATCTCAGCCTGCACGTCATCCGTGTCCTGGAACTCGTCCACCATGATAACCGGAAACCTCTTCTGGAGCTTTGCCACCAAGGACTCGTCCCCCTGCAGGAGATCGCGAGTCTTGGTGAGCAGCTCTTCGAAGAAGCTTAGGCCATCCTTATGGGCCATGGCGTACACATCGGCCGCCAGTCGGTTTAGGGCAGTCTTGCCCTTAGCCTTAGGCCACTGACCCGGAACCAGACCCTGCTTGAACAGGAGTCCGATCTGCTCGATGATCTCCGCAGGAGCGACCCGCAGCTTACGCCGCTTAGCCGCCTGGGAGGCATACACATACAGTTTGAACTCCTCAGCCTCGGTAATGAACCGGGTTGACAGTGACGTGTCCTCCTGCTTAAGCAGTCGGTAACAGAACGAGTGGAACGTGCCAATGAACATCTTGTCATTGAGTTCGCCCAGCCGGTCTTGCAGGTTCACCGCCGCCTTCTTCGTGAAGGTGATGATGAGCTGCCCCGGGATTCCTTTCTTCAGTAGGAAACGTGCCCGCTGCTCAAGGACCGTAGTCTTACCTGCCCCCGCAACCGCAGTCACCTTACAGTGCTTGTCGGTCGGGGCCAGGATAGCCTGCTTCTGCTCAGGCGTCAGTTTCTTCATCGGTTTGTTGGTCGTAGGTAACGGCATCAAGTATTTCTCCAAGGGTAGCTTGGAGCCTTAGTGAGAACATCTTAGGGTCGGGGAGATCAGCGATCGGAACGTTTGCGGCCAGGGTACGCCAAGGTACCCCAGCCCCGTCCATCCGACGCTGAAACAGTACATCGCCTAAGTCACAGTTTTCTTCACTGATGAACTGACTGACAAACGAATCTACAGCGGCCCCCAACTGGTTCTTACGGAAAGAAACCGTGGCGTTAGGGTCCTCTGCTTTGTTGATGACAAAGCCATCAGACCACCAGATCAGGACGTATCGGCCCCTATAGGAGCAGCAGTTACCTGACCGGACGGCGGCGAAGGCTGCTTGTTTGAAAAGCAGCACCTCTAGTTCAGCAGGATCCACAATAGCGTTCCTGAGTTTCTTTCCGTAGTACTTCATACAACTCCCATCTCTTTCATTTGAGCACGGCTCATAACTTTCTTTTCAGTAACCGGTCTCTTGGCGGGCATATCCCGGGGGATGATAGTCCCACACCACTTCAGTTGCTCGACCGTCAAGGCACCAGCAGCACCCTTAGCGGATACCCGGCCAGCCTCGTCAGCCTCCACGAACTCTGCCCAGTTGGACTCATTAAACAAGCGGTCCACTCCATCTACCTGGGCATAGTAAGTCCCGATCTCCGGGATGTTGTCGTCGTCCTTAGCACCCCATGAGTGACTAGTCTTGGCCGAGGCCAGGACAGGCACCTTCATCGGGAACCAGGGGTACTCCATAGCGTACTTGATAAGCAGCCCCACTTCGTACTCATACTTCTTCGGTAGTGCGTAGATAACCTCGTCGTGAACCTGCCCGATCAGGGCGAGGCCAGGATAATGCGGATACACGTACTTGCGAATAACGTAGATGATGTGCTTCAGTAGATCACCTGCCGAGCCCTGAACCATACTGTTAAGGATGGTACCCTTAGTGGGCGGGAACTCATTAGGATTACGGTCGGCCGAGTAGAAGTGCCGGTAGCGGCCAGCCAGGGTAGGGAACTTGCGTTGCCCCTGCCTGTATAGCCCACCCATGTGATTCATGAGTGCCTGCACCTTACCGTAACTCTTGAAGAAACCATCGCGGAACTGAGTGCACTTCTCAATGTCATAGGCCGTCGTACCTTCAATGAACACACGGTTCTGCTGAGCGTACTTGGCCGGACCCATACCATAGTTGAACCCAAAGTTAATGGCCTTCGCCTCCTTACGTTTACAACCAACCTGCGCCGCAGTCATAGTGTGGACATCGCCCGTGTAGTGGTTTAGCCCCTCCATGACCACATGCTCGTTGTACACCTTGCACAGGTTAGGGTCACCTGACAGGTGTGCAATGATACGCAGCTCGATCTGACTGTGGTCTGTTACCAGTAGGCAGTAGCCCTCAGGTCCCGAGATCTCATCAGCCGCAGGGGCAATGAAAGCCTCACGAATCTTAGGTCCGACCTTCTGCAGCTCAGGGTGGTAGTCCGAACCTTTACCCCTACTAGGGATGTTCTGAAGGTTCGGTCCCTTTGATGCGAACCGACCAGTCTTGGTGCCCCAGGAGTTGAACGTGCCGTGTAGGCTGTTGTCGTCCTGAGCCGCCAGCCGATCAAGCGTAGCATCCACGTACGTAGACAGCAGCTTCTGTGCTGCCCGAAAGTCAAGGATGGCCTGCCCGATCTCGTGGTCAATCCGCTCAAGGACCTTCACGTCACACGCCAGGAACGCCCTAAGGTCATCCGGGATAGTAGTGAGGTCCTGAGCATCAATGAGCTTGAGACGCTGATCGCCGTTCTGCTTGTACTCCTCTATGAGTTTGCTGCCCGCAGGGGTAAAGCCTGGAATCTCTCGACCGTCGCGACTGATATCTTGAGCCGGGGGTGTGATCCCCAGTTCCTCGAACAGTAGCTCGCGCACCTGAGGTGTGCTACCGATGTTAAAATCCTTACCTGCTAGATCGTATACGCGCTTTTCTAGATCCTCTAGGATCTCCCGGAGCGGCTGTCCAATACCCTCCAACTCTTCAACGTCGATAGGCATACCGTGCAGCTGCATGTCGATAGTCTCAAGACGTACCTGCATCTCCACGTTGAGCACGTGCTCAGTCTGCTCCTCTCGGACAATCTTGATGGCCTTACGATACAGCTTAAGTAGGTTGGCAGCGTCATCACGAGCATATTTCTTCATGATCTCGTTGATTTTGCCTTTGTACTTGTTGATCTTATCCTCCACCTTAGCCCGAGAGCCCTCAATCCACACAGTGTACTCCGTCAGGAGTTCTTCAGTGAATAAGCCTTCAGCAATCTCTTTAGCGTCCTTTGCCGACAAGCTAGGGTCAGCTTCACGCAACTCCTTGCGGATAGCCGTCTTCGACTTTGCGGGATCTTCCCAAGTCGGGTACGGACGCTTCGGGGACTTCGCCGTCCACCCCTTAATGATCTTGTCATACTGTGCAAACTGTTGCTGAATAACGTTAAGCTTCTTAGCCCAAGTGTTATTCTCGGTAACGTCCTTATACTCCGTCATCTTAATGCGGAGATACTTCTTTGCGGAATACTTCAGATCCCTCTTATCTTCCTCATCGATCAGCCACATGAGACCGATGAGATCGACCACCCTGGCCTTGATATCAGTATGATTCAAGTGCCCACGGAGGTGCAGTACCTTATGGTCATACGGTGCGTTGAATACGAACGCGTACAGTCCAGGATTAGTGAGCATGTTGACCAGGGCCGCCATCGACTCAGGACTGACGTCCCAGCAGCCAGCCTTATTAGGGCCAGCAATAGCGATGTGGGTAACCCGAGCGGTGGAAGGTTCCTTCGCACCGTTCGGGTTACTAGTCATTGATTCACACTCAAGGTCCCAACCGAACACTTTCGATTGAACCACATCCGCGACCACTTCTTCAAGTGAGTCCACGGTAGTATGAATCAGCCGAGGACGTCGTCGAGGTCACCCAGGTCGAAACCACCTTCAGTGGAAGCGGCAGGCGCTGCCGGAGCAGCGGGGGTCAGGTCCTCAAGACCCTCAAACTGGTCAGCCGCAGCCGCGGCGACATCCTGGGCAACCGGGGCACCCGTCGGCGCAGCGACGCCACTGACCTCGGCCCAGGCGGCTTCGTCGAAACGCTGGATAGCGATTGCATCCTTCTTGTCCTGGTTCTTACGAACCACGTTAGCGTGCAGGCCAAGGAGATCCTTAGCCAGCGCCACGTCCGGGCGAGGGTATCCAACGGTCACGTTGCACTGGGTCCGGATCTCAGCAAGGTCCGGGATCTGCTTAACGAGCTCAGCGTCCTCCATGTACTGCTTAAGGAACCAGGTATCACCTGCACCGGGAGCCTTGGAGTCCGTAGCCGAACGGCTAACCGACATCAGGGCGTTCTCCAGAGTACGGTTGCTGTGCTTAGCAATCGTCTGCAGTTGGTTAAGCACGCTGTCCGTCTTGATGAGCAGCGGGCGCACCGAGTACTTAACTTCCGTGCCGTCCTTTCGGGTGAAGGGGCGCAGGTCAAGGATAGGGGCAACGCCGATCAGGGTCGGACGCATACCAGTCACCTGACTAACCAGGTCAATCTCGCCCGTCGGCTCACCGAGGTCGTCGTAGGCGGAGCTACGCAGGTACTCAGTCTTAGCGAAGGAGTAGCCGTTGGCGTTAACCCAACCAGTGATGATCGGAGTAGCCACGAAAATCTGGATATCATCCAGGAAGACGATCTTTGCTTCTTCGCCCTTCTTTAGGGAGAAGTTGAAGCCGCCACGTGCGGCCCAGATGTCACCCCAGCCGCCGCTGCGCTGCTGGCTACCACCGCTGTCAACCTGACCACGAAGTCGGTTAAGGATGGAAAGGCCGCCTTGGGCCTGGGTGTCGTCGTCGTTAGTGTCAAAGAGGCTCATGAAATTAATTGCTGTAATTCAGCTTTTGTGTATTGTTTAGGATCTTTGTAAGCTTGATGCGGAGTGTACGGTATCCCGTACTCTCTTAGTATAACCTCTGCCTTCTGTGATCCGATGGTACCTGCCTTGTCCGGATCCAGTAGGATATGGACCATTTTGGGCTCGGCAGATGCCAGAAGGAGGGCTTTATGTTTGTTGAGTGAAGTACCTAGCAGCCCGACAGCACGCATCCCTTCGGAGCAGATGTGCGCGGCGTCGAAGGGTCCCTCAACGAGGAACACGTCTTGGCCTTTGGACTTGCTGAGTACCTGTTCACCAAACAGTCTACGGCTTGCGTTGAATTTGTAAAGAGCAAAGTATCGAAAATTACCTTCGAGGTATCGAAGTTGGCCTCCGACACACTGCCACGTACTGTCGATATAGGAGAAGATTGGGAGTAGGATACCCGGGGTCCGCGAGACCCTGGGGTTACCTTCTCGATCTTCACCCATCCACTCGTCAGAGTGGCCAGGAGGCACGTACGCCATACGAAATGCGCGTGCCACCTTCTCAGAGATGCCCTTGGTTCTGAGAAACGAAACCATTTCTGGTGCGTACTCATTAGCCAAGAGATCTTTTAGGGGTATGGAATAGTCAGTCAGGGTAGGACCCGTTGACTTCGGAATAACGATGGGGCTATCTAGCTTCATCTGACGGTACTCAAGTGGCACCGTCGCGGGAAGCCTACCCTCGCTTGCTAGATCGAATAGTGCCTGCTCGAGCGGTCGTTTGTATCCGCAGGAGAAGCACTCAACCCAAGGGGCGGGAGTATCAAATGATACCGTCATAGACGGGCTAGAGTCGTAGCCCTTAGAATGGCGGCTGCCCATGAAGCACTTAAACGCCAGGTGCCAATCACCTGAGCGTGTAATTAATCCGACGTCAGGGATCTGCTCAACTACTGAGTAGATCTGGTCTTCATTCATAGGTCACCCAGCTTCCGGACTCTATTCCAGTAAAGAGAACCGAAGATACGGCATAGCCAGTACACGGAGTTTGCCTGCCAGCGGGGCGTACCTGTTTCTATGAGGCTCCTACGAAAGATACCATCAGCCTCTTTGCGTGTGATGGGCCGTAGGGGCTGCATGTTTTTCTTCGGCACAGCCTCTCGGTTAATGATAACCAAGGGCCGCCACACATAACAGTAGGAGTGTAGCACGGCCGCTGCTGACTGGAAGTGCCTCGCCGGAACGAGCCACCCAGCTAGCCAGGGGAGAGAGTGGAGGTCTGTACGAAACCCGCGCCGGGCAACGATCACCTCATACTTTCCTCGGTAGCACAAATTATCACGTAGTAGCCAGTGCGTACCTCTGTGTTCTATATTGAACTTGGAAATAAATGCCATTGTAACCTATTGGGGACTGAGGGTACCCCCCGAAGGAGGTACCCATACTTTAGTGGACGCTACCTCACCGGACACGCACCGGTAGCACAATCGTCGTCGTACGCCTCATCGTGAGACGACGACAGGTCAAGGGCAACCAGGCCCTTAGACCGTCGCGTGAACTCCTTCTCGTCGATCTCCTCCAGCGGAGCCTGGACAAAGCCATGCTCACTGTGCTGAAGGAAAGAAACCGACTTAAGCGAGTTATCGTAGTTCTCGGACATCCATTCCTTGATGGCGTCGAGCTCTTCCTTACGGTAGTAGACCGTGACCGAGACAGAGTTGTCCGACCAGTAGGTCTGCACCATCTTACACACTTCCAGCTGCTCGATGGCCGTCATGTCTTTCGCGAGCTTGGAACCCTCACGGGCCTTGCACGGGAACTCAACGACGTAGGTGCTGGGGTCCTTGCTTCCGTCGAAGCGCAGAACCTGCTCGACCTGATAGCCTGCCTTGCGGGAGGCCTCCACGATGGGGCTGTTAGCGGCAATCCGGATACGACGGATGTAGTACTCCGAGTACTCGGGGTGGATGCCTGACGACACGCCAGCCAGAAGGCTAAGCGTACCGCTGGGCTTGACCGTCGTCAGCTTGATGCTGGTTCCGATCTTACGACCCAGGCTCTCGGTCAGGGCAGCGCTGAAGTCTTTGTCAGTCTGCTCCAGGGCCTCGTAGCCTGCGTCCAGGGTCTTCTCAAGATCAAGGCCGCTCTGCAGAACGCCAGTGATGCCTTGTCCCGTCCGGTGGTTCTTCTCGATAATCTCAGCTGCGAAGGGCCAGTGGTGCTGCACGCAGGAGACAACCTTGCAGACTTTCCAGATACGAGTAGCCACGTCGATGAACTGCTCCTCCGACTCGATGTTCGGAAGGAAGATCTCGGCGAGGTTGCAGGACTCACCAGACTCAAGGGAGATCTCGGCGCAGGGGTTAGTGCCGATGACATCCAGGTCACTTCGGTGCGTGTCCTTAAGGCGACCTTTCTGGCGCATGAGGCCCAGGTTGACCAGCCCGTACGGCTCGCCACCCACATCATAAGTCTTCCAGAACGCGTTAGGTAGGTGGTCAAAACGACTGCATGCCACGGAGTTGTTGGACATCGAGCGCCAGTTAGGAACCGGGGTGGAGAGGTCGAAGCGCTTCGCAAGAAGGAAGTGCGTATCCTCAAAGTCACCCAGGGCCAGCTCGGCACTGCGGCGAACATTACCCGCAACGACGACGCTGCCAATGATGTTCATGATATCCAAGCAGTCCATGGGACGAAGCTTCTTACCCTTACGGGCGTCAAGCACACCACAGATCTGCTCAATACCCAGGCACAGAGGACCCGGGCCAGACGCCGTACCACCGAAACCAGCGATAGGAGATCCTTGGGGGCGGATGCAGACCGTGGAGTACGTAAGGCTTTCCTGGTCCGTGAAGTACACGTCCAGAACCCTACGCAGCAGCTCGATCCAACCCTCACGGCTATCAGGCACAATGAACTCCGCGTCCTTAGACTCACGGCGTACGACTGAGCCGCCGGTAACCTTAGGCAAGGAGTACACGTTCTCCTTCTGGATGTTGAACCCAACACCGCCGCCAAGCATAAGCATGTCGAAGGTGAAGAGGAACGAGTCCAGGGAGTCAACGTTAACCGCGTAGCAGTTGTTCAGCGAAGCCGCGCCAAGGTTCTTGACCGTCTCCGTACCGTACTGCCACAGACCCCGACCAGCGAACGAGCAACGCAAGTTCAGGACGTCGTCAAAGAGCTTCTCGCCCTCCTCAATGCTGATGGCCCCTTTGGCTTCCGCCAGGACCCAGTTGACACAACGCTCGGCGGTCTCCCACCACTCCTCCGTACGGAAGTGTGCGTTAGAGTCGTTGACGTGCTCACGCCAAGCATCCAGCTGCTTCGAGAACCCGTCAACGTGGGCCACGGCCTTAGGGATCACGGGGCGGGCATACGTACGCTTATACGTCACGTAACCCAGCGGTCCCCACGGGACCGGGTAGCCATTGTAGTTAGCCACAAATTCAGGAGAAAGTTTCAGTTCAGTCATATCAGGGTGGTTGTTAGAAGCCAAGGCTATCCTCAAATGAGTCATCCGCGGCTAGACCTTGTTGGGTGTAAAGTCCTTCTTGATGGTCCCAGTGGTATACGTACTCTAGACCAGGAACACCATCACGCATCTTCATAGAGGTAACGTATAGGATATTCGAGCTGGCGTCGTTCTTGGTTTGCACTAGTCCGAAAATGTTGTTCGAGTCGTGCCCGATACTTGCTGAGAAGGACAGCGCATCGAGGTCGGTAGATTCGAGAGTCTTTGCTTGTTTGTTGAGCTGTGTCGCCAACATATAGTGACGACCGGATTGGAGAGAGTGCAGCCGAAGTTGCTGCATGTTTGCCTCGACCTTTTCCCAGCGCTTCTCGCCGGGACCAGGCATGAGGTAGAAGCCGTCAACCATCACCACGTCAGCCCCGAACTCGGAAGCTGCTGCGTGGATAGCCTCAGGCGTGTGTGCCGTATCAGGTCCAATGATCTTAAGCATCGAGCCTGCACGGTTACCATCAGCGTCATCTGCCAGGTAGGTGAGTACCTGCTGCATCTTCTGTTTCTCTACGGGTGTCAGCTCGTTAGCGGTGTACCGCGCATAGCTCACTCGTGCGAGAAGACAGGCAAGACGCTTCATGATAGCAATAGCGGGCATCTCTAGGCTCAGGATAAGGACCTTACCTCGGCGGGCAGCCCGCTCCTCCTTAGTAAGCATGACACAATCCTCAGGAAGGGTCAGCTCATCATAGAAGTGAAACGGGTTCCCCGTCGCGATCGTCACTGCGTTAAGCAGCAACATCCAGGTCTTACCTACACCAGACCGAGCTGCGATGGTCGTCAGCTCGGCAGGCTGCCAGCCCCGAGACTGGTCTTCTACGAACAGTAGGGAGGAGGCTGCGCCTTGGGCTGCCTCGACCTTACCTTCAAGCTGATCCAGTAGATTAGGAGCCGCTTCCGCGAAGGTAGAGATCTCTGCTTGACCCATAGCAAACTTAGCCGCCAGGGCGCTGGAGTGCTTCTGAACCTCTTGCAGTACGCTAAAGGGATCATACCCAGTACCCTGCATGGCCTCAGCGACACCCACTAGGGTATCGTGAAGCTCAGCCTTAAGCGACAGAGCCAGGATATTATCGTAGATGGCCGCCAGGGCGGCATCAGGAGTATCCTGCGAGAAGATGAGGCTACGCATATCAGGAAACTTATCAATCGTCTCGGCTTCCGAGGGAAGCTGATCGTATCGAAGCAAGTAGTCCTTAACGTAACCTAGGACAGGCTGGTAGGGTACACCAAGAAGCTCCTCTCGCAGACCCTTACGGGACAGCTGCTGAAACACCTTAGTCTCTTTACCGCGGAGTAGCTTGGTAAAGAACTGCTTTTCAGGACTGAGCATCGCGCTCCTCCTGATCTAGTTGGTCTTGTACCGCCTTAGCTGCCATGGCCTGGCCCACTACGGGTAGGTTCTTGAACCCCATATCCAGGAAGATGCTGGGTTTGTTCTTACCGGTCACCCGGCGAGAGAACGCGAGCTCCAGCATTTTCCAATCCTCGAGGTTATCAAGCTTATCCGGATAGACGCCCTCGGCGATCACGAGGTCTGCTTTGACAACAGCCTCGATGTAGTTACCTGAGTTGATCCACGGGTTGGTGACATAGGCCACACGGTTGAAGTGAGTCGTAGGGACTACCACAACACTGTGTCCGTAAAGGCGGCACACCTCAATGATCTTGTACAGTGCTCGAGAGACCTTGGTCAGGTTCTCCACGTCATCAATACAGTCAAAGTAGGGGAGACACCAGATGTTGCTAGAGGCTACGCCTTTGAGGACGTTAGCCTCTTCTTGGTTCGTAATCTCAGAACCACCAAATCTCTGGAGGAGACTGGCTAACGCGGGGGAGAAGCCTGCCTGGTTAGACATCCATCTCTCCCTCGCCATGGGCTTACCCATTCGGGGACGTTTGTACGGCATAATTGGTTTGGGCTAAGTGTAGCGAGGTAGATTACCACAGCTAACACGAAAAGTCAAGATGGGACAATAAGAAAACGCACCCCCGAGGGTAATCCCCAGGGGTGCGCTCAGTGGCCCGAACCTTATGCTCAGGCGGGTTGGTCAGCTTGCTGCTTGGCCTTGATGTCCTCGTTGTTCCAGATCTCACGGAAGACGAGACCGTCCTCGGTGACGTTGAAACGTGCGTTGATCATTCCCGTAGAGTCAGGCTCCACAAAGACAAACATCAGGTTGAAGATAAGCGTAGGTGCTGCGTCGTCGTTCTGCTCAACGTCAGTGAACAGGTTAACCGAGAGGGTTGCCTTAGCGGCGTCCATCGGAGCCAGCAGGGCGCCGAAGGCACCCCCCACGATCTCACTAGACAGGTTAGGGTCAGGAGCAAATCCCGTAACCCGAACCTTGGTACCACCCGAAGCCATAAGCATGTACGGGAGAAGCACCGAAGGGGTCAGGCCCTTGAAGGACTCAAAGAGACGGGTGTAGAGGGGAAGGGCCTCGAGCTCTTCCAGGTTAGCGGGAATAGACGTAAGGGTCATTTCCTCAGCCAGCTGACCCTCAAGGATCATGGAACCGGCGACAGCCCACTCCTTGTAGGTGAAGCCGAGCTTCGTAGCCTCGATACCCTTAAGCAGGTCAACAAGGTGCTGACCGACCTGATCAATGTTCAGTTCCATACGGATCTGCTCAGTGTCCAGGGCAGTCGTCTCGCCGGGCTGCAGCTCACGGACGGTAGCAGTACCCTCCTCAAAGTTCAGCTGCGTAGGGACGAATCCCCCGAAGTGGCTGTACATGGCCCGGTTAACCGAACTCATGAGTTCCCGACGGGCACCCTCGTGAGCCTGGTAGACCAGGAAGTACTCCTCACCCGGAGTCGTCTCGAAGGACGGATCCGTGTTGAAGAGAAGGGTCTCGTACAGGCCGGAGAGGCTACCCTCTGCGCAGTCGCCTGCGGCCTTGTAAGAAGTAATGAGGGCTTGGATGTCCTCGGGGAGTTCAACCACGTCCCCAACTTTGTAAGTCTCGTCTCCCACGGTGTACGTGGTGAGCTCAACGTTGTCAGCAATGTCAGTCATATTCAGATGAGATTCTCTAGATCTAGATTAGGGTCCCCTTTCTGAGGAGGGGAAGTAAGTTTGTTTGAGGTGGGGCCTGAGCCCGAGAGAAGTTCATTCTCGTTGATCTCAGTCTTATGGGAGGACTTGTTGCCGAAGGCAGCGGATTGCTCCAGCCAGGCACAACTGTCCTCGTCTCCAAAGAACTTATCGATCCGTTCGGTGAACTTCTCGGATACGTTACGTAGACTATGTCGAAGAGTAGGGTTCTTCGTCACAGCCTGCTTGTATGCATCCCACGCTTGTGAGATGTAGGGTAAACTGAAAGTACTCGGACGTCTATGATAAAATGGGAAATCTTCTTCGGGATCCCAGGTTACCAAGATGTTGAGTGTAGCCTCTAGGAGGCTGGAAGCGTTGCCTAGGGCAGCCAGGCCACGCTCCACGTAGGTTTTGACGACAGCTTTCCTTTGGAATTCGTTCGCGGAGTTCCAATAGCTATCACCAAGTTCAAACTCGCGGTGAAAGGTATCAAAGAAGGTAACCCAGTTGGTCATCTTCCAGCCTGATACTAGTTCTTTCCCCGGTTGTATCTGAGGTCTCTTGGCGGCCCTACGGGCCTCCCGATCGTCTCGTTTCTTAGACCACTTAGCCTGACTCTGATACTCATCGGAGTTGTTCAGGTCTAGTGGGGAATTGTTTCTTCTTCTTTTCATAGGTTGAGCCTCCGATAGCATAACGCCCTAGGCGCACCACCCTCCGCCCGGACCGTCGCCTCCCAGCGGGAGGGGAGGGTGGAGGCAGCGGACGAATGGTCTCAAATTCTTTCGTGATAGTTCTTGACGGATCTCGGAACGACCTGTACACTGAAAACATAAATGACTCCCCTAGAGGATAGTAGACCATCCGATAGAACCCTAAGCAAGGCTGAATAGTCTGAACGATTCACTCACCGAGTTATCGCCTTCAGATATTCAGCCTTACTTTTGTTTCTATCTCGCTCCACCCCGGCGTTGGGCGCCGGGCATCGCGATGTCTTCCTCTATAATGCTACACGGGGTTAGATAACACCTCGTGATGATGGGAACTAAACCTTGGCTCACCTTAGCTCTTCATGTTATCTCGACTGACCAGCCTCTATGGCACCGTTATGTAGTGTGTTTCGCGTGCTGCACCGCGAGGAAGTGGAAGCTCTGTCGGTAACTTCCGTACCGGTTAGCCGGGTGGGGCATAGTGCAACCATTCGGCCAGATGCGGTAGAGTGCTCTCTGGACCATACCCATGCTCAGGGTCTTCGGGTCTAGCTTCAGTAGATCACCGATGATCTTATAGGGGTCAGCGCACACGTAGTTCGGGTACAGACAATGCGAAGCAGCCATCATATCAACTACCGCAAGTAGTGCCTTGTGGGGTGAGACTTCCGCGCCCCTCAGGTCATCATACCTAGATGGGCTCCCCGCGTTTGCCGGCAGTAGCATGAACCCCAGTCGCGTACGCCTGGGATCCACCCTTTTGATGTGCGCTGCCGCCTGACGTCCCGCGATTATGGACTCGTCTGACCGAGGGTTAGAGATCCTCGTGCCTTCGGCCGGAACGCAGATCACTGCCGACTTAGGCACCAGGTACCACCCGGCTGTAAGGTTAAACTCAGTACTAGTCGGTTCCACTCCGGTAATGATAGGCATACGGTCCCGGGTTCTATTTAGACTCTC